CCACAACGGCCCGCTGGTGAACCTCGCGAAGCGAGGCGAAGGCTGAAGCGGTGGTGGTTGCCTGGATGTGCTTGCGCAGCAAGGCGTGCACGGCCCCCTCGGTGCCGGAGATTGCACTCACATAGGACAGCAGCGCTGCTGCGGCGACGGCTTCCGCAGGCTCGGGCTGCACGTCGGGAATGACTTCGCTGACCAGGCCCAGCGCCAGCGCTTCGGACGCGGTCAGCCAGTGGTCCTTTCGATCGGTCAGCATTGTCTCGATGTCGGACGGGTTCTTGGCGCGGCCCGAGTACGTCACCAGCATCTGGCGCCCATACACGTCGATCTGATCGGCCCGCTCGCGCAGGTCGCCAGCAAAGCCCCAGCCACCACCCTGAGGGCCATGCAGCATCAGCATGGTGTTCTCGTGCATGCGACGCTTGCTACCGGCCATGACAATCAGGCTGGCGATGCTGGCGGCAACACCATCCACGGTCACGTTGATTGTGGCCGGGTGCTGCTTCAGTGCGTTGTAGATGGCCAACCCATCGGTGACGACCCCGCCATCTGAGTTGATCCGCACGTTGATCACGCTCGCGGTGGTGCCGGCCAGCTGCTCGACCACGCTGGCGGCAGTGACGCCCTCACCCCAGAAGTAGTCGCCGATTGGGCCGTAGATCAGCAGCTCGGCCTCACCGCCGCTGGTGGTGCTCAGTGCGAGGACCGATTTTCCCTTGGCCTCCGGCTGCAGCGCCTCGATGTCGCTCGCGTCGAATGCAAAGGTCGCGGCCAACACTGCGCCAAGCGCGGCTGCCATGCCGTTGCGGGTGAGGTGGTTCATTGCACATCCTCAGAAGGGGTTGAAATGGAACTGGCATCGGCGCTGGCCTGAGCCACGCCTGCGTCACTTACCTGGCCCGGGTCGCTGTCCAATGTGATTCCGAGGTCACGCGCCCACTTACGTTCGTTGCGGATCTCTTCCAGCGTGTCGTACATGCGCCCGCCGCGTTCGCTGATGACAGAGGTGAGCGAACGGATGCCAGCGCGGATCATCATGCGGAGGCCGGTCGCCTCGTGGACCGGGTTGATCCACGGCATCACCGGGGGCATGTACATCGCATCGGTCACCGTGGTCATCGAAACGCCGCGCGGAACGACCAGCTCGCCGGACGCAATCGCTGCCTGGATGAAGCGCTCGTAGATCGGCCGGACAATCTGCGAGATCACCTCATAGGCCAGAACGCCGTATGCGCCGTACTGCTCGACCAGTTCCTGCCGCTGCGCGGAATAGGTGCCGTTGTAGTTCTTCGACAGCGATGAGAACGACACTCGCATACCCCCGGCCACAGCACGCAGCTGCCCGTTGCGGTAGGTCTCGAGATTGGGGTTGGGCCGATTGGTGTCGACTGTCCCAACGCTCTCGCCCTTCACCAGGTCATCGAACACCATGCCGGGTTGGAACCGCATACTGCGCCGCTCCGGAACTGTCTCGTTCTCGCCATAGCTCTGCGGATCCCCCTTGATGATGAACGCCGCCATGCTCGCCGCGATCTTGGCGGCCACACGCTCGGATTCCTCGTAGTCCTTGAGGTCATCCAGACGGGTCAGAACAGACGCCAGCAGGCTGACACCTCGCACCTGCCCGATCCGATCAACCATCTTCGCGTGGTGAACGAAGTCTGCGCTCACGCGCTTCACCTCCGGCATGACCGCGTTCGGGTCACCGGGGTGCTGTTTGTATAGGTGATACGCGATTGGGCGGTTCCATGCGTTTCGCTCCACGCCCTGCATGATGTTCCGACCGGGATCGTTCAGATCCATCGGCAGAAGATCCGGCTCCATCATCTCGATGCTGTAGGGAACCACGGTGCCATGGTCGAGGTATGGCACCGGCCCGATCAGGTCCTGGTACAGGCACTCGCCGTCGCGGAAAAGGGTCCGGGCCATCAGGCGCTGTGCCGCGCCGAAATCATGGCACCAGGTGACTTCTGGGCGCTTCCAGAAGTCCCTCAGCAACGGCGTGATCTGATCGACCAAGGACTCCACAATGTTGCCGGCAGCGTCGCGCGGCTGAGGCTCGATGCCGATGCCATCCCGGCCGATTACGTTCTGGACCATCTGGTTGAATCCGTTCACCACGATGTCGTGGTTCCGGTCCAGGTGCCTCGCCTGTGTGCGGATTCGCGTGGCGCCACTGGCGACCGCTGTGTTACCTGAACCAAACTCACGCGCAGCTTCCCGCAGGCGGCTGGGCGTGGCGCCGTCGTAAGCGCTGCTGTAGGCAGCGATTCGCGCGCGCGCCATGGCACGCTTTGCGCCCCAGCCGGGGGCCACAGCGGCGATGGCGCGGTCAAGGCGGTTCACTCGCCGCCCCGGAAATCGGCAAGAGCCACGGACATGCGGCTACCGCCTCGCGCCTGCGCGTTCACTTTCGCTTCCCACTCGCGCCGACCTGCGCGAATCTCTGCCAGGTCGGCACGATTCAGCTGCCGCTCCCCCATGCGGAAGGACTGACCCCGTAGTACCGCAGCCTCGGCGGCTAGGTACGTCTGCAGCATGATTTGAGCGGGAGTCGACATGGAGGTAGTTTGGAGACGCGGTCGTCTCAACCGTTACCAGCCGCGTGAGACGATCAAGAATCTGCGCCGCGCAAAATCAGTTACTTACAAGGCAGCCGTCTCAATCTTTGCCAGAAGGTGAGACGGGCCTTGAGTTCTCAGCTCGCTTTCGTCGGTTTAGGCAACCCGCCAGGGAATAAGCGATAGAGAGCGGCTCTCGATATCCCGTGTCTGCGGCAGACCAATCGCCAGTTTTGTCCCTCAGCAAGCTCGGCGCGAATCGCCTCCACGCGTGTACACGATTTGTCCTGCACAGCCGCCTTAGGGATGTGCAGACGCTCACCGCCGTACTCGGTTTGCAGAACGGTCAGCACCGCCGTCGCATAGGGCATCGCGTGCTCCTCGTTCAAACCGGTTTGCTCCACGATGCCTCGAATTACCAGGCGACGCAGCTGCTCGGCAGCATCGATGTCGCGCGAGTTGCTCATAGGCGACTACTCCAACCGCTGGACCCAAAGTCGTCGCGTGACGTTTCACGGGAATCGCGCGCCAGCCGCGCCGGGGCCGGCGAGGGCCTTTTCACGACCTGGGTCACCGACGGCGCGGGTGCTGCAACGTCCGCCGCCGGCAATGCCGCAGCCGGCGGGATGCTAAACAGATCGTTTTCCGGCTGCACCTGCTCCTCCAACTGATCCCACCATTTCGCCTTCTTGGGTCCCCACAGGTCGAGCCGTTCCTCCAGCCATATTTCGTAGGTCAGGCAGTCCTTGACCTCGATTCGCTTGCGCGTTGCGGTCCACCTGGACTCCGACCCGCCCTTCATCCTCCGCGTAGCGCGGATCTCGCCCGCCAGCTGTTTGAACCATTCGGGCGAGAGCTGATCTGACAGATGCACGTAGCCCGGCCCCGGGACGGCAACGTCCAGCCGCGACTGGAACCGATCCTTCGCGAGGTTCGTGCCCACGTGCCAGAGCACCGGCCCGTGCTTCTCGATACGCCCATTGAAGCGGTAGCCGACGCGGCTGTTGCCGTTCTCGATGGACCGCTCCTGGCCGCTTGAGCCCTTCACCGCGTGCACACGCAACGACTTCAACTTGTGTGCGAAGGCGTACACAGCGTCGGCATGGTGACCGCCCGAGTCGATTGCGGTGGCATATATCCGTTGCGCTCTGCCACAGGCATGTGTGTATTCCTGCTCACGCAAGAACGCCTCAGCCTCGGTCCAGACCTCCATCTGTGCAGGGTTGCCGAAGAACACGCGGTGGTCGATCGTCCACATTTGACCTCCTCGCCCGACGCCCCAGACGCCAGCCTCAATCCGGTTGTCTTGGGTATCCATGCCGCACAGGAGCAGCAAGCAGTCGCGGGGCATCGTCTTGAGCGGGAACGGCTCGGCCCTGTTCGCCAACTCATCAGCATCCGTGCGTTCGACCTCTCCCTCCCAGGTCTCACCCAGAGTCGTGTTGGTCCATGCCTTCAGTTTGCTGTCGTCGCCTTCCTGGTGCTTGGTGTACGCCTCCAGGAACTCCCGGACAATCTGCTGCCACGCAACTGCTGGGCTGTAGGCGGTCCAGATGTGGAGCGCCACATGACGGGGAGCCTGGACCACGTGGCCCTCCGGCGTGGTGAAGCGCCCATCGGCGCGAAGCCAGAGATCACCGCGCGAGTTCACCCATTCGCCTTGCTCAGCCGCCAGCAGATACTCGCCCTGCGTCATTGGGTACGTACAGTGCGGGCAGAGGTGGTAGACGTGGACAACGCCGCCAGATGCGTCTCGCTCGAACTTGAAGCCGTGCGATTCGTCCTTGCCACCCCACGTCAGTGCGTGGAAGGCGTCGCATTGTGGGCAGCGTACCTGGTATGTGAATCGCTCATCCGCTTGCGAGTAGCGCGTATCCACCAGGCTGAAGCCCTTGAGCTTCGGGGTACTGCCAGCCACGAGCTTGGGGAAGGTGGCGCCTTCCAGGCGCTTGGCGGCCAGCGAGTCCGGTGCGCCCTCCTTCTCAATGTCGTTGTCGAACGCGTCCAGCTCGTCCAGCAGGGCAACGTCCACAGAGATTCGACGGTAGTTCTTCGCGGCCTTGCCGCCGCGCACGCGCAGAAGCGAACCGATGAACTTCTTCTGCTGCAGGGTGTTGTCCTTGTGACGGGCCAGGTAGGCCGGGAACACCGCCCGCATGCACTCCACGTCACGCAGCATGGGTTCCAGCTCCGACTTGACGAAGTCGTCGGAGTCGTCGTCGGTCGGCTGCCAGATGCATTGGTTCCGGCGCCGGTGCTCTGCGTTGTAGCCAAGGAAGGCCAGGAGGATCTTGGTATACCCCACACGCGCCGACTTCTTTACCGAAACCTCGGTAACGTCGTCGTTGCTGATCACCGCCATCAGGCCGCGCTGGAACGGCCATGGCGTCCACTTCTGCTCAACGTAGCTTGACTCAGCAGACAGGTAGAAGTGCTCCCGAGCCCACGCCTCCAGCGTGATGGGCTCCTGCACCGCCCATGAGGCTAGTCCGCGCTGGAGATGCCGTTCTACGGCCTGCAGCTGGCTGGCTTCGATTCCTCGCAACAGGGTCACTGGTCATCGTCCTCGGTAGCGACGGGCATAGCCGCAACGGCATCCGAATCTGCATCATCATCTGCATCCACGTCAGCCAAACGCATGGATGCCGCGAGGTTCCTGGCCTTGGCGACAATCTGCGTGACCACATCGAGGTCGGCAGCTGTGAGCTGCGGCAATCGACGGCGCAACGTCCCCGGGATGGTTTCAAGAATGCGACCCGCCCGCGCGCCGACCTTCGACAGAACCTGTTCCATGAGGTGCGCTGGCGCCAGCTCTCCCCGGGTGACAGCGTTCTGCATTGCCAAGCGGTCAGCCTGCTCACGCGCCAGCCTGGCGCGTTCGGCGGTCAGGTCTTTCCCAGCCTCTCCGCCACGGCCTGCAGCCACTTCGCGGAGATGGTCGCAGTAGGCGAGCAGCCATTCGTCACCAGCCGCACCGTCAGCCAGCACACCACGACGCACCAGGTCGCTGACTGCCTGCTGGGAAATGCCCACCAGATCGCCGAAAGCACCCTGCTTCATCGGACTGCTCAGATCAGAAACCACTACAACCCCCTTGGAAATGCGTCATGACTAGCGAAAATCTGCGCGACCGAATACCCGTGGAATTTGAGGTCGGGGAGGACCCATCGGCCTGCCCTCTCCCCCCTGCCCCTTCCGGCCGACCAACCGCACGATGATTCGCGTGGAACATGCCAGCCGTCCGCACCGTCCAAACCATCAAGGCAAGGTCTGGACGCCCGGAACCCACGCCGTTAC